CCTCAGTGGATCGCTTAGAGGCTCTCAGGGTCATCGTACAGGAGATTATGAAAGAAGAATTTGCCAAGGCAGAATACCAAGGCGAAAAAGTAACTTTAAACAAGCCCCGCAGACTATCAGGTGGCAACAAAAAGTTTGAAGTATTCGTTATGGATGGTGACAAGGTTAAACGAGTTACCTTCGGTGATCCTAACATGGAAATCCGTCGAGATGACCCCAAGGCCAGAGCTAACTTCCGCAGCCGCCATTCATGTGACACAAAGAAAGACAAGACAACCGCAGGTTATTGGTCTTGTCGTATGTGGGAAGGAGGCACTTCTGTGTCTGAACTAACAAAGAATGTCGAAGGTCAAATCTTAAAGACCGACGAAGAACAACGCATGGTCTATGGCTGGGCATCAGTAGTAACCGAAAAGGGTGAACCTGTAGTTGACCGCCAAGGCGATGTAATTGAGCCTGACACGTTAGTACATGCCGTAAACAAGTTTATGGAGCATGTTCGTGTTGGCAAAGAAATGCACAAAGGGGATCAGATTGGGGCGGTTATTCACTCCATGCCTGTCACTAAAGAGATTGGTGAATCCCTTGGCATACAGAGTGACCGTGAAGGTTGGATCGTAGCGTTTAAAGTATATAACGATGACGTTTGGGCCAAGGTCAAATCTGGTGAATTAGCGGCCTTCTCTATTGGGGGTCGTGCAATCAAGGAGGACTATAGTGCCTAATTTATTGAAACAGCTTGAACTGGATGAATTGTCCCTTGTGGATCGTCCTGCCAATGCACAGGCAATGGTCTCCTTGTTCAAGCGTGATGATTCCAATGGAGACAACATGGAACAAGAAGTAGAAAAAATGTCAGACGACCTAAAAGCAAAGCTAAAGCCTTACATGGATAAGGGTATGTCGGAAGACGAAGCTATGAAAGCATACGAAGCTGAGATGAAGAAATCTGAAGAAGTAGAGATCGACGAGCTTGATATTATCAAAGCTGAGAACGATGCTCTTAAAATTCAGAACGAAGACCTTCGTAAAGCTCTTATCGAAAACGGTTTTGTTATCAAATCCGACTCAATCGAAAAGAAAGTTGAGCCAGAGTACATTGAGTATGAAGGTGAACAGATCAACAAAGCTGATGTACCTGCTGTAATTCTAAAAGCCTTAGAAGAAGCAGAGTTCGCAAAGGCTGATGCTGAACTAACAAAACGTGCAACTGATGCACTACCACACTTTGCAACAGACGTTGCTAAATCTCTTGTCGCAGAGTTTGGTGAAGTAGAATCTATCATGGAAGCTCTGAAGGCTGCAGATGCAACTTTCGCAGAAAACATGGAAGAAGTTGGTAAGTCAGATGCAGATGGCGAGTTTGCTACTGCTGCTGATAAACTAGAGTCCCTTGTTAAGTCTTACATGGACGACAACAAAATGAAGAAGAGTGACTACGCTAAAGCATACGCTGCCGTAGCTAAAACCGACGAAGGTAAAGCTCTTATTAACAAAAGCTATAAAGGGGAATAATTATGGCTGTAATGCAATCCCGTGACACACGGACATTCATTGCTGGCGAAGACCTATCGTCGGCACAATTTAAATTCGTAACATTAGAGTCAGACGGTCAAGTAGACCTAGCTGATTCTGCTGGTGAAAACTGCATTGGCGTTTTGATTAACGATCCAGCCGCTGCTGAAGCTGCAACTGTTGTTATGTCTGGTAAAGTAATGGTAACTGCTGGCGGTACAATCGCTGCGGGTGCTGCTGTTGCTACAGACGCATCAGGTGACGCTGTAACCGCTTCCACAGGTAACATCGTAATGGGTTACGCTACAGAAGCTGGTGTAGACGGACAGATCATCGCAATCGAATTGATCCAAGGCGGCAACGCTGCGGCGTAATCAGCAATAGGAAGGATATAGAACAATGCCATTGCTAACACCAAATTCGGTACATATCGACCAGCCGTTGACAAACTTGACTATCGCTTATGTACAAGACCAAACTAACTTTATCGCTGATAAGGTTTTCCCAACAGTAGGCGTAGACAAACAGTCTGACAAATACTACATCTATGACCGTGACAACATGAACCGTACAGGCGATGTTAAGGCTCTTGCACCACGCACAGAAGTCAACCGCATCGGTATGTCACTATCAAACGCATCTTTCTATGCTGATGTCTATGGACTAGGTATGGACTTCGATCAGCAAACTCTTGCTAACGAAGATGCAGCACTAGACATTCGTGCAGCAGGTGCGCAGACACTGACTAACCGTCTATTGATCCATCGTGAAGAGCAGTTTGCAACAAACTTCTTCGCAGCTTCAATCTGGGGTTCAGAGTCAACACCATCAAACTTGTGGTCAGACTACACAAATGGTACACCAATCGCAGACGTAACAACTGCTCGTCGTACTATGCAGCTTAAGTCTGGTGGCTTCAAGCCAAACACAATGGTTGTAGGTAAGGAAGTCCGTGACATCCTGATCAACCACCCAGACATCCTAGCACGTTTGAACGGTGGTGCAACTGTATCAAACACTGCGCTTATCACTAACGCTAAGTTGGCTGAAATCTTTGAAGTAGAAAACTTCTACGTCATGGAAGCAGTGAAGAACACATCTGTAGAGGGTGTTGCAGAAAGCAATGCGTTCATCGGTGGTAAACATGCTCTATTGGTACACTCACCAGCAGGTGCAGGTCTTATGACCCCAGCAGCAGGTGTAACATTTGCATGGAACAACCTACAAGGTGTCAACAACTTGGGCGTAACTGTTGAGTCATTCTCTGATGATGCACTTAAGCGTCAACAAGTTGCAGAACATATCCAAGTTAAAATGTCCTATGACATGAAAGTCACAGGCGCAGACTTGGGTTACTTCTTTGACACAGTTGTTGCGTAAGATAAAACTATGGTGGGGGCGTAAGTCCCCATCAAACCCGACAATTACTACTGAGGAAGACGATATGGCCCGAAGACCAATACCCTTCCAGTTTGACCGTCCCGTATTTGTACGTATTCCCTTTGATGGGCATAAGCGTAGCTTTAAAGCAGGTGATGAGTTCAAGTGGAAAGAATTAGGTGTAAACGAACTACGTGTAGAAATCCTATACAACAAAGGTTGGTTGCATCACAATTCAGAAATGGAAGTTAAGACAAAAGTCGGTGATGGACTAGAAGAACTGGACGTTGATGGACTACATGCTGTTGTAGATACTATCAATGCAAAGGTCAAAGCTAAGTCACAATCACAAGCAGACTTTGACAAAAAGAAATGTAAGAAGTCCAAGATTGCAGATAAACAACGTGGACTTATTCGCAGTTGGCGTAGAACATACGGACACTTGGAGACTGAATAATGGCTTGGAGCTACGACGAAACTGATCTGGGTACAACGACTGCTTCTGGTCGTCTGAACTCTGTCCGTCTGTTACTTGGTGATACAGACACTAATGATCAACAAGTGCAGAACGAAGAGATTACTTTCGGTCTAGCTCAAACCAATGACAACGTATACTTTGCTGCTGCATGGTGTGCAAGAGTTGTTGCTGCTAAATATTCACGACAAGTAAACACAAGCCTAGATGGTGCGTTAAGTGCAGACTACACAGACCTAGCGAAAAAGTACACAGGACTAGCTGAAAGCCTAGAATACCAAGGTAAGAAAGCTGGTGCTGTTGTTGGTATCAAAGCAGGTGGCATCAGCAAAACCAGAGTTGATGCAGTACGTGCCAATACGGATCGTATTACACCATCATTCCGTCGAGACCGTTTCCGTAACCCACCTAGCTATAGCGGTGATGAATACGGCTCAGATTACGATTAAGGAGAACTACAATGGCTACTTTTAGAGCTTACGATCTCCTTAAGTTGGTTCAAGATCATGGTGAAGAACTAACACTACGCAAGAAGACTACTGCAGGTACTTATGATCCTGCTACAGGTTCTGTCTCGGGTGGTGCTACCACAGATTACGTATTTGAAGGATACTTCTTTAATTTTTCCACTGGACTGCCTATCGGTGATGAAATTAGACGAGGCACTCGACGTTGTGTTGTACCTGCTCTTGGTTTAGCAGTAGAGCCTGACGACGAAGATCAGATCATAGGTCAAGGTGACACTGTTAATGTCGTAAGTGTAAACACAATCTTTTCTGCTGGTGTTAAGATTTGTTACATCTGTGAGGTTTCAGAGTAATGTCCGTTCAAGCCACAATGAGTAGGCTAAAGGGTAGACTTAATGACCTAGCCGAAGAGAAGATAGAAGAACGACTAGAAGACTTAGCAGATTATGCTACACGTATATCTCCTGTCGATACTGGTGCGTATGTAACTTCATTCTCTATCAAACGTGCAGGTTCAGGTGGTGGTCGTTCTAGAAGCTCAGAGAATAAACCTAGAAACCAAAACCCAGAAACTAAACGTGCTGAAGCCTACGGACAGTTAGTGACAGACATACAAGCTCTTAACATCTCAGATATGATAGAGAATGGTAATGTTAGAATTACACTAAGAAACCGTTCACCACATGCCAGAGACGTAGAAGACGGTTCTAACTGGCGTTCAAGTGGCTACCACGTATTTTCAAGAATTAGAAGGAAGTTTGGATGAGCATTTACAACAATATCCGTGCTGCTCTGGAAAGCAAACTTTCTACAACTGCAGACTTACCCGACATTGCCTACGAGAACGTCTCTTTTGAGCCTACAACAGGGTCTAGCTTTCTCAAGGTGGCCTTTGTCCCAGTTTCCCGTAGAGCCTCTGTACGAGGCTTAAATCCACAGCAACGGTACGAAGGTGTGTTCAGGGTTTTCTGCTATACACCAGAAGGTAATGGCCCTGCTACTGCTGATGACCTAGCCAATAAGGTAATGGAAGCCTTTGACGCTACGACAGACATCTCGTTTACACCTGCTGGTGGAGATGAAATCATTGTTTCTGTAGACTATGCAGAAAGAGATAGTGGGTTTGTAGATAGTCCTTGGTATTACACGACAGTAAATATCGGTTGGTATATCTACGCTCAATAAAGGAATTGCTATGTATACAGCAAAGAAAAATTTTGCCTACGCAGGTAAATCATACAATCAGGGAGATAAAATCCCCGCCAAAATCGCCAAAGGGCTACCTGAACATTTGGTAGAAGCTCCGAAGGCTAAAACAACAACTACTGAAGAAATCTCTGAAGGAGAATAATTATGGCTTTTGCACAAGGTAGCCGTTCCAGCCTCGCATATATTGCTGAGACAGCTTTCGGAACAACACCAACTACACCAACATTCGCATACTTGCCGTTCAATACACACTCTATTGACTTGTCGAAAGACCGTGTTGAAGGTAACGAAATCCAATCTGACCGTATGACTCGTGTTGACCGTCACGGTAACAAACAAGCAGGTGGTTCTGTAGAAGTAGACCTACGTAAAGGTGACTTTGACGAATTTATCGAAAGTGCTTTCTTTAGCTCTTTCTCAACTGATGTTGTAAAGATTGGTACAACACCAAAGTATTTCACAATCGAAGACGCTGCTGAAGACATCTCACAGTACCGTACCTTTACAGGTATGGCTGTTTCTGGCATGTCTGTTTCTATCGCACCTAACCAAATGGTTTCTACAACCTTTGATATGGTCGGTAAGGACATGACACAGGCTGCGACTACTGCTTCAACAGGTGGTACACCAACTGCAGCTACATCTAACCAACCATTCGATAGCTACTCAGGTACTATCTCTGATGGTGGTTCTGCTGTTTCCATCGTTACGTCGATTGACTTCTCAATCCAGAACTCACTAGCACCAACATTCGTTGTTGGTTCAGATGCTGCTCAGTCTCTAGAATATGGTCGTGCCGTTGTTGAAGGTACAATGACTGTCTACTATGAAGACGCAACATTGATCAACAAGTTCTTGAACGAGACAGAAAGCACAATCGAAGTATCTGTAGACGATCCTACAGGTGCTAACAGCTACACATTCCTGTTCCCTCGTGTTAAGTACAACGGTGCGTCTGTCCCAGTACAGAACCCACAGTCACGTTTGATCACAATGCCTTTCGTTGGTCTATATGACGCAACAGAAGGTACAAACATCAAACTAACACGTACATCGTAATCCTCTAGCTAGAGGTGGGGGAGCATCGGTGTCGGGTCTGGTGTTCCCCCAACAATAACCATCCCGACAAACCCGATCATCAAAATAAGGAGACCCGATTATGGACTTGATGAACATTGGTACAACCAAAGAAACCACAGACGTTACTTTGTATAACCCTGTTAATTCTGAGCTACTGACTAACGAAGATGGTTCAGAGATGACAATTACAATTTGTGGCCCATACTCAAAGAAATATAAGGCCATTTCTCACGCACAACAAAACCGTCGATTGATGAAAGCCCAACGTACAGGTGGTAAGCTAAACCTTACTGCTGAAGAGATTGAGGCATCAGCATTAGACCTTCTAGTCAAGTGTGTAGAGTCTTGGAACATTACCGTAGGCGGTGAACAGCCTGAGTGTAAAGAAGCTAAAGTACGTGAACTATTTGAACAACTACCTTGGGTACGTGAACAAGTAGATGCTGCTTTAGGTGATGCACAGGCTTTTTTGGACAAGTAAGGGCTGAACTAGAAGAGTTTGCTGAACACTCTTTTAGGATGGGTCGGAAAGTTAAAGGTAAATCAACCGAAGCTGACCACCTAGCCCAAGCAGCAAAACAAATGGGGAAGAGTTTAGACGAGGTAGAACAGTTTAACTCTGATGCACTCTTCCCTGATGTTGCTGCACATATTTGGTCGTCATTCCTAGAACTACACGAAGGTAGAACTTATGGGATGTCAGGGCCAAACCCTATATCCTACGACATAATAAAGGCTTGGTGTGACCTTACAAGTATCACACTTACACCGTGGGAAATAGAAACTATAAAGTCCCTTGATAACTTGTGGATCAAAACTATAGGCGAAGAAAATGTCTGATCTTATGCAAATTGGTATTGATGTAAGAACTAATATCAAACAAGCCACTGCTGATCTTGATAAGATGGGTGGTTCTGTTGTTAATAACATCAACACCATCAATCGCCTTGAATCTGAGATTAAACAGCTTAACAGGGAACTAACCCGTGGTCGTGTGTCTGAGGCAGCTTATGCTAAGGGTATGCAACAGATCAACAATGAGCTTGGTATATTCCAACAACGTGCGGCAAAAGCTGCAGACGTAGAACGTAAGTTTGGTCAAGCTGCTGCAGGTGGTGGTAAATCCCTTAACCGCTTTAACATGACCTTGCAACAAGGTGGTTATCAGTTACAAGACTTTATAGTCCAAATACAGTCAGGCACAAGTTTCTTTACTGCGTTCTCACAACAGGGTTCACAGTTTGCTAGTATCTTTGGCCCTAAAGGTGCAGTCATTGGTGCTGTCATAGCTATTGGTTCTGCCATAGCTGCTATTGCTGTAGGTTCTCTAACAGCTAAAGACGCACTAAAAGAGCTACAAGATCAAGTTGACTCAATAAAAGACTCATTCAAGAACTATGCAGATGCTGCCAGTATGGCGGCTATGTCTAATGATGAGATTGCAGAAAAGTTTGGTGTAGCTAATGATCGTATCAGATCAACTCTTCAGCTACTTGAAGACTTAGAAAGAAAAGTCGCACAGCAAAACCTATCTGAGCTTATGTCAGAAATGGCAGAAATGTTTTCTGTTGGTGGTGCTGGGTATAAAGGTGCTGCAGTAGGTAAGTTTTTTGATATTAACGCCTTCTTCTCTATTAAAGCAGAAACACGTAAGAATAACCGTGCTGCAATTTCTGACTTCCAACAAGCGCAAAGAGAAATAGCAGAAGCTCAGACAGACACAGCACGGGCTGAAGGTTTAAGTAGGCTACTGAATGCTGCTCAAAATTTAGCAGAGTTGTCGGACGGTATTAACGAAAAAGAAAAAGAGTTTATCCAAAACATTGCACAAGCTCTTCTAGTGCAAGAACAACTGGTAAACGCAAAAACTTCTCAGCAACAAACTACGGAAAGAGTTGCCAGAGAAGAGTATGAATCATACCAAAGAAATATTGACCAAAGGTTTAAGGGCGAACAGGCAGTTTTTGAGCAGTCTGTTTCTTTTTCCAAGGCCAGTCAAAAATTAATAGATGATAACGCAGAGTCTAGAAAACGAGAAATCAACCAAAGATTTAAGGGTGAGCAACAAGTCTTTAGTCAAGCTGTAACTATATCTAAAGCTACACAGGCTTTGATAGATAAAAATGCAGAAGCTAGACAAAGAGAAATTAACCACAGGTTCAAAGGTGAGCAAGAAGTCTTTAATCAAGCGGTTGAAATATCAGATGAGCTTCTTCAAGTTATTGAAGACAAAGCTGAAGAGTATGCAGAGGCAGTTAAGAGAAAGTTTGAAGACCAAGATTTCTTCTTTAGAGTAAGGTTTGCAGACGAGACTGAACTTATGCAGCAGTCTTTGACACCTGCCAAACAGAAAGGCCCAGAAAAGGTTAGAAAGAAAGTCTTAACAGACATCCAAGACACTATTGATGCTCTTCGTGAACAGACAAAACACGAAACTAAACTCTTAAGTCTTACAGGTGAACGCCTTAAAGAAGAAGAGATTTACTACAATCTAGTTCTTAAGAACAAAGATGCAGACATCAAACTATCTGACAAAAAACTACGTGCAATAGCTAAAGAGATAGCTGCACAACAACAAGCTAATGAGATGTACGAAGAGGCTATCCAGTTTGTCGATGGTATCTCTGATGCGTTCTCTGATTTCGTCGCTACTGGTCTAAGAGACTTTAAGTCCTTCGTAGGTTCTATTAAGGACATGTTCGTAAGGCTTTTGGCTGATATGGCTGCTGCTGCAGTACGTAACCGTATCCTAATTCCTATTACTACTGGATTTATGGCTAGTGCTGGAAATGCTGCTGCAGGTACAGCTATGGGTAGTTTTGGATCAGGCACACTAGCCTCTACTCTAGCTACAGGTGCTAAGGCTTTTGGGACTGGTTTTGGTTCAGTCTTTGGTGCAGGTGGTATTGGTCTTGGTGGATCATTTCAGGCACTAGGTAGCCTTGGGTCTAGTGTTGGTTCAGGAACCTTTATGTCTACTTTAGGTGCTGCTGCTCCAGCTTTGCTTGCTGTCGTTGCTGTCGTAGGACTACTAACCAAGAAAACTAAACTACTCGACAGTGGACTAAGAGCTACTGTTGAGGGTTTTGACGTAGCTATTGAAACCTTCCAGCTTACACAAAGTAGTCGCTTGTTTGGCCTACTGAAGGGTCGCAAGAAGACTGCCTATACCGCTGCTGATGCAGAACTAGCAGACCCACTGATCAAAGCTATCGGTGATATGCAACAGAGTATTGTAGATGCTGCAGGTACTCTAGGTATCGGTGCTAATGCATTTGATAACTTTAGCTACCAGTTTAAGCTATCACTCAAAGGTCTAACCGAAGAGGAACAGCTACAAAAGATCAACGAAGAGATCACTAAGATGGGTGACTCTTTTGCATCACTTTCTGGTCACTTTGAGACTATGAATGAGCTTCTAGCTGCTGCTAATCAACGGTATGATCTAGAGACAAGGGTTCTACAGTTACTTGGCAATGAGACTGAGCTTCTTATTCGTCAACGTGAAAGAGAACGGGCAGCTACACATGAGCTAAATCGTGGTATGCTTGATCAAGTATATGCACTAGAGGATGCTTATTCTGCTGTAAACTCTGCCTTTGCCACAGTACAACGATCTATAGAAGCACGTAAGAACGCTATCACTAATTCCTTCAACGAGATCATGGAAACTATCCAAGGTCGTGTTGAGGCTGCTCAAGCTGCTGTAGGTGTAAGTGGTGGTATCTTAAGTTCTCTTGAGGGGGCTTCTGGTACATCTGGTATGACCAGAGGTGCAGGGTTAGCTTACCTACGTAGCCTACGTGGTGCTTCTCGTATCTCTGACCAGAAGAAGCTAGACGATGCTCTACAGGCTATTACTGAACCATCAGAAGGTTTGTACACTAACTTTGTCGATTACCAAAGAGACTTTGCAGATCAATCTAATCTCATTCGTGAACTAGAAGAGAAAGCCCGTTATCAGTTAAGCACTGACGAACAAACTCTACTAGAAATCCAGAATGAAGCACAAGCTGCACAAGCTCGTTACGATGGTCAGATTGAGAAACTTGATGAACAACTAGATGCAGCCCAAGAGCAACTTAATGCTTTGTATGGTATCGAAACCTCTGTCAAAGACGTAAATCAAGCTATTGCTGACTTAAGTGCTGCTGTTCTGGCTGCTGTAAACGCACAGGCTGCTGCTAAAGCTGCTCTAAGAGGTGCTGGAACAGGGGCAGGTACTGGAGCAGGGGCAGGTGTGCAAGCTGCTAACGCTGCAGGACAACAAATCCTAAACCAACTTGGTCAATCAGGTGTTGCTGAACGTAAGAGTGATGGTGCATTATTCCAGAAAGTAAACATTCGTGGTTCCGCACAGCTACTACAAGTTGCAGCAGACTTAGGTGTTAAGACATCAGGTAAGACTGGCGCAGAAATCCAGCAAGCTATCTCTAATGCAGGTAACTTGGGTGTTAATATGGACAACGCCACAAGAGCCTTACAGTTTGCTATGGGTGGTAACTTTGGTGGTGGTCTACGTATGGTTGGTGAACGTGGCCCAGAGCTTGAAGCTACAGGCCCATCACGTATCTTTAGCACTAAGCAGACTGCAGAGTTGTTCCGTAACCCAGAGCTTGTCGCAGAGGTTCGTAGCTTACGTGAAGAAGTTGCTGGTCTACGGTCTGAAAGCAGACAACTACAAGCAAGTAATTCTAAGTATGTCAAGCGGAACTACGATATTAACCGCAAGTGGGATACTGAAGGTCTTCCAGCTACAAGGACTTAATAGATGCAGATTATTAAACCTGTAACAGTTACCAACAGTATTCTTACTAGCTCTAATGTTCCCGAAACTGACTACGCTGAATGGGCTTCTGGTACGACATATGCTGATGGTGATTTGGTCATTGTCATAGGTACGACACACAAGGTATACGAAAGCCTAGTGAACAGTAACTTAGGCAATGACCCCACCACAGACGATGGTACTAACTGGTTGGAAGTCAGTGCTACTAACCGTTGGAAAGCATTTGACCAGAAGATTAGTGAACCTGTAACTAACCTAAACAGTATCCAGTACACCTTTAGTGATCCAAGTTCTAACATCACCTCTGTCGCTTTGTTTGGCCTGAAAGGTATTACAGCTAATGTCACTGTTACATCAGATGCTACAGAGGTCTATAACCGAGACATCTCACTGACTGACAACAGAAACATTGTTGATTGGTACACATACTTCTTTGAAGAGCAGGTACAGAAAGAACAGGCACAGTGGTTAGACATTCCACCATACTTAGGTTCAAGTGTCCAAGTCACTGTTACTGCTAACACAGGCGAAACTGCAGAGCTTGGTCAACTTGTCTTAGGTTTCTTGAGTGACTTAGGTGCTACAACTTACGGAACATCAATCAGTATCGAAGACTTCTCACGTAAAGAGACAGATGACTTTGGTAACTTTATTGTTGTTCAAAGAGCTTTTGCTCAGTTAGCTGACTTTGATGTACAGTTTGAAACACAAAACGCAAGAAAAATACAAAGGACGTTGGCTGGATTTAGGGCCACACCAATCGTCTATATCGGCTCAGAAGATACATCTTACGGTACAACCATCTATGGTTTCTATCGTAGGTTTGATTTAACGCTAGAAGGCCCATCGTTATCATTCGGAGCTATAGAAGTAGAAGGATTGACATAATATGGCATACCCACCCATTACCACACTACCATCCCCACCCAGTCGTCAAGACCCCACGAACTTTGCTGATGAAGCTGATGCATTTTTGGGTGCATTACCCGACTTTGGGGATGAAGCTAATGCCCTTGCAAGTTATGTAGAAGGCCTTGCGGGAGATGTAGACACAGATGCCACTACAGCCTCTACTGCTGCTACTAACGCTGCTAACAGTGCTACCGCTGCTGCTGCAAGTGCTGCTACTGCTAATGCTGTAGCTTGGGTATCTGGAGCTTCTTATACAGCAGGTGCTTTAGTTTATTCTGTCGTAGACTACAAAACATATAGAGCTAAAACAACACACTCTGGTGAAACTACTGACCCATCTTCAGATACTACTAACTGGGAAGTACAAGGTGGGATCGCTGGTCTTACTGCCTCTGCTGCAGAACTTAACTATAACGATATTACTACATTAGGTACAACAGAAGCATCTAAGACAGTCACTGCTGATGCTAATGGTGTCGTCACCTTTGATGATGGTATCTCAGAAGAATACACTGCAGTAACCTCTACTTCAAATGCTACCACTGTAAATTTACAAGATGGTACAAATTTTAGTCACACTCTAACTGAGAATACTACGTTCACATTCAGCAACCCTGCTGCTTCTGGTAAAACATCTAGCTTTACTCTTAAACTTGTTCAGGATGCTTCTGCATCTGGTTTTACTGTAACTTGGCCAACTTCTATAGACTGGCCCTCAGCTACAGCCCCGACTTTAACCGCAACTGCATCAGCCGTAGATTACTTTGTGTTTATCACCCACGATGGTGGAACCACATACTATGGATTTACCGCTGGTCAGGCATTAGCATAAGGAATAAAATATGTCTAGCTCGAAGAAATTATTACAAGCTGCTGCGGGTGCTGCTGGTGGTGCGGGTGGCCTGAATATTGAAGAAGTGTTTAGCACTTATCTTTACACTGGTAATGGCTCCACACAAACGATTACCAATGGGATTGACCTTGCTGGCGAAGGTGGGTTGGTTTGGCATAAAGCTAGAGGGCAAGCATTTGATCATTACCTTGTGGATACGGAAAGAGGTGGGACAAAGGCAATTAGGTCTAATTTAACTAGTTCGGAGGTTGTTTATAATTCAAACCCTTTCATACAATCATTTAACGCAAATGGTTTTACTCAGGGACAAGGAAACGCAGGGACGAACGGCTCTGGTTACGAATACGCCTCTTGGACATTCCGCAAAGCCCCTAAGTTCTTTGATGTGGTGACTTATAGCGGTTCTGTAGGTTCACAAAGTATTGCTCATAATCTAGGAAGCACACCTGGTTTAATAATTACAAAAAAACTTGATAGCACTAGTAACTGGGCTGTGTATCATAGATCATTAGGGGCAACTAAATATATACTTTTAAATAGCACAAACGAGGCTCTAACGGGTTCAACTTTCTGGAATGATACTGAGCCAACATCTACGCATTTCACTGTAGGCACAAATGATGCAACTAACAATTCAGTAAGAGATTACGTCGCCTACCTATTCGCCCACAATGACGGTGACGGTGAGTTCGGAAGCACCTCAGATCAGGACATTATCAAGTGTGGGAGCTATACTGGTAATGGTTCTAGCACTGGCCCTAGTATTAACCTTGGGTTTGAGCCTCAGTGGTTGTTAATTAAAGGAACAAGTGCAGCAGCTGATAGTTGGGCAATCTTTGATGTTATGAGAGGGATGACAGTTGGGGCTTCTGATAGTTATCTTTTTCCCAATTCATCTGGTGCAGAATTAAGTTATTCAAGTATTGTAAAACCTACTCCAACAGGCTTTCAGCTAGAAAGTGTTAATTGGAATTCAAACGGCAACAACTACATCTACATAGCCATACGCCGTGGCCCAATGGCGGTGCCTGAGAGTGCGACTGATGTGTTTGCGGTTGAGACTAGGGACGGAACTGCACCTGCGTATGACAGTGGCTTCCCTGTCGATATGGCAATACGTGTCAATGGTAAAAATGCCCTCCACAATACAAATATATCTGCCCGTCTTACACAAAAACGTCTTTTGCTTACTGACAGCACTGCTGCAGAGCAAGATGGTAATGAGTATATGTTTGACTACATGGATGGTTGGAATAGTAACGCTTCCGCAGATACAAATAGTATTGCTTGGATGTGGAAACGTGCGCCTAACTACTTTGATGTCGTTGCTTACCACGGTAACTCAACATCAGGGCGCACTGTAAGCCATAACCTTGGTGTTGCGCCTGAGATGATATGGGTAAAAAATAGAGACAGTCCTGTTGATTGGTGGTGTTATCATAAAGACTTGGGAAACACTAAATATGTCAAGCTAAATGAAACGGATGCGGCTACCACAGATAGCACAGCTTGGAATAATACTACACCTACGGACACCGTAATTACATTAGGTAATAGTGGTCGTGTAAACTATAGTAATGACGACTACATAGCCTACCTATTCGCCTCACTTGATGGTGTATCCAAGGTGGGGAGTTATACTGGGAATGGCAGTAGCAACGGTGACAGTCAAAACATTGACTGCGGCTTTAGCAGTGGTGCTAGGTTTGTGCTAATTAAAAGGACTGACCTTTCTTCAAGTTGGCTGGTTTTTGATAGCACTAGAGGTATCGTAGCAGGAAATGATCCTCTCCTTGTTCTAAATTTAACCAACGCTGAATACACAACTACTGATGAAATTGACCCATATAGTTCAGGCTTTGCGGTAACTTATGATGCAACAGGGTTTGCCACAAATGTATCAGGCGCAAGCTACATCTTCTACGCAATCGCATAATCAAACTCATATGAAAGGATCAATCTAATGAGTGAATACAGAAACAGAAAAACAGGCGAAGTTAAAACGCAAGGGGCTTGGCGGCAAGAGTTCGCCAACATGTCCCTACCTCGTGTATGGAAAGCGGCAACCCTAGACGCACTAGACTTAGACCCAGTGCTTAAATCACCTGCTGCTACAGTAGGCACATATCAGGTGTCAGTGCGTGATGGCGTTGTCCAAGATGCCAACGGTAACTGGGTAGAGAACTACGTTGCTCGTGACATGTTCCAAGACTACACCGATGAAGATGGCGTGTCCCACACTAAAGCAGAGCAGG